CGTTATCATTAAAATTGCGGCCTACAAATGCTAGCCGCATTTATTGTAGTTTTTATTAACCGTCCGCCCGGTAATACGTATAGTGTATTAAACTTATTTTAGAAAGAAACTCCTAGAAAAGGCATGCCTCCCTGGAAGCGAAAGAAAGTAAAATCTTCCGCTGCAGATGAAACAACGTGTGCTTCATTTACAGTTCGTCCTGTACAATGTACAATTTCTGCTACACTATGCTCATCATAAGCATAGTAAAACAAATTATTGTCCCAATGTGAGAAATGGAAGAGTGCTGGATTATAATCCGGTAACTCAAATTCCATTCCCTGATGATTTGTGTCTATAATAAGACTGCCTGAATTAGACACTTCAAAGCGTTGTGAAGTACCTAATGCTTCATAATGTGAACCAATATCAAAACCTTCGACACTCTTCTTGGTTACTGAAAATACTCCTGAATTCACATAATCAGGTATTCTATGTCTATATCCTCCTTTCATATACATATAATGCCAACGAAGATAATTGAATATATTCTTGGTTTGTACATCACCAGGACCGGCTGGAATGCCAGGTCTTGGATTGAAATTTCTTCCTATATTAGGATGTAAACTGACATGTAAAACATCAGTCAAAGTAGTAGATGGAAGAACACAATTACTATGATCGCGTTTCATCAAAGATCTAAAACTCGTAATTCTTTCACCAAAATGATACAAGTATGAATCTCCTAATTCTGGTTTAACTTTGTTAATCAAAAAAGAAGGACAAGAAACTCCAGTACCTGAAGTTTGATTGACAGTATCGCCAAAATCCTTGTCTTCTACAAACATTGATTCTGATGAGGCTTTAGTCGATTCCACACTGGCAAAATTGAATATATCATTAGATACCTCTGAAAAGGATATAGGATTTGCTAGTTCTAAATCATTACTCCATGCGTAAACCAAAATTTCACATGGACTAGTAGAATTAGGGTTGACAAAATCCGTATAAGGTCTGATGTGTAACATACCTGCTAACGCTCCATTATTATCTGCAAATCTAATTCTTTGCAAATTTGGTGTAGCTAAGCTTCCAATCTCATACTCTATAATAGAGTCTAAAGCCGAGTCCCATATAGCTGGATCATTTCTCGCAAACAACCTGTTATGAGTAAAACCCACATCAATAATGATATCACGGGTTTTGGTAATGTCTACAAGAACCATATACTGTTCATTCAATTTAGTACCCCTTATCGCTAAGGTGCTAATAAGTTCAGCATTTGGTTCATAAATTATTAAAAATTTTCCACGAGCCAATGGCGAACATTCAATTTGCAGTCTATAAGAAATTGTACCTCTCCAATTTCTAAATGGATAAGCAGCGCTAGCCATAGCAGACATTTGACGAAACCTATCACTAGGGTTTGAAACCAACATAGGAGTAACAGGTAAAAAACCAATATTACTAACTAAAGGAAGTTGATTGTCAGTCCAATTCATCTTACCAAGAAAAGATTCTCGTGATGTAAGAAAATTAATAGCCATAGGATCAAATCCTCCTTCTCCTCCTAAAGGTTGAATACTCAGTTCTTGTTTTGGATCATGAGTAAGCTTAAAAGCAGTATCTTTATTAGTGGTCACACAACCATTATTGAATTGTACCACTTTAGCATAACATGGTGGTTCAATTAGTGATGGTCTGGAAAAACCAAAAAAATTGAAGACAGAAGCAGCTGCTTTGGAAGCTAAAGCCGTAGCTCTAGCAGCAGGACCAATATATGGTATGTGCATAAATTTTGAGGATATAGTAGACACTGCTGATGCTATTTTTGTTATTGGACCAGCTTCACTATATTCATCAGAAACTTGTCCACTAACCAAGTCACCTACTTTGTTAAGAGTTGAATTGGAGTTGATATTATCTTTCATGGTCTCAAATTGCGACTCAGCTAAAATCAACGGAGTTGCTGTGAGAGGTCCAAGTTCAACATCATCAAACCAGCCATATACTTGCATATACACAGTATCTGGTTCAGGAGAAGTGCTACCAAAAGAAAGAACACTTACATACATTTCTGCTAAATCAACAGTGTCTGGAAAAGAAGTTGCTGACCCTACTACAAAATCTTCATTTTTCAATCTGATACATTGATTAGGTAATACCATTGGAATCTGTAATTTTAGCTCACTATCTTTACCTAAACGCAGATAACCTTTCTCTGGAGATTGTGATAAGTAGGACTGCATGGGAGGAGTACCAAATCCGTTTGTTAGATAGTGTTCGAGAATCATATTTCGCAATGGATGCGGTTGATGACTCAAAAGAACAGTACCATAATGGTAAGCAGATGAAGTTAATACAAAATGTAAAGTCATGTTTCCTCTAAAGAAAGCATAATTTCGCAATTTTGCTCTAACTGTGGGTTGATTGAACCAAGATGTATAAGGGTTAAACTCAGTAGTTACCCCAGCACTAATGGCTAATTCAGTCAAATGCACTGGTCTTTTAAAGAAATCAGCAACTCCAGCGCGTGTACTTTGACCAGAATCAGGACCAGTAAAAGTGCTAGAATGACCCACATTTTGACTATCCATTTCTGAAGTGAGTGTAAAAGTAGACTCAGATGAAATTTTTCTCTCTTCACGAACTGCTTTATGTCTTTTTTGTAGATCTTCAGTGTATTTTTTGTCAGCCTCTGTAGACTTGACTTGAACAGCTTTGTTATACTGTCTCTTACTAGCAGGCACATTACTGAGATGTGGCCTGTCCAGAAGATATTGAAGAGTAAAACTCTGATACATGTTATCAGACAAATCATCTTCCGTTTGTTTATTAAAAATATTTGTTGTTGCAATACTAAATACGTGATGCCTAGGTAGTATTAATCCATAGGCGACGCTCGTTGATAAATCTGTCTATTCCCACACGACATGGGTTGGCACTGATATTATCATAGTAGGTTTAAATAAACCTCCAATTAACCTTGCAATTCCTGGAAAACTCGTTCTTTAAACGAGATCAAGTAAGTGAGTTTCAGTATATTACTTGCAAGTGCTGCCTTCCGTTTAACGCGACGGCTTGAGCTGAACTAACGTGTTTTGGTAACTTAAAAATATTGATCTAGAAGTTGGTTACCTGTTGGGAAAAAATTCTCAACATCTTCTTTTTTAAATCCTGTGACTTCCGTCACACGGATTACAAAATTGGCACGAAATACTTCATAGTGAATTGGTGAATCACAATGAAAGAATATTTCGCGCAATGCAGAAGCTGAAGTTTCAACTATCTGCGTTTCTAAACTAACTTCTTTTGAAGGTAATATGTACATTAAACTTTTTACAAGTGACTCCATATCTAATTGAGCTACTATTCTACCTAACATTTTATTATGTACAAATTTTCTTTTCAAAAAAGAAATAGAATCTATATCTATGAAAGCATGTTGTTGTTCAGTTTTATCCGATGAAGTAAATTCCATCTTATAAACTGTCTCAACAAAATAACAATATGTAATATTATTAAAATATCTTGCCAAGACTGGTTTTACACCACACAACATATCATCTCCATATGTAATGGGAAGCAATAAATCGAAAAAATCTCTTGCTTTGAAATCTGTCGTATAATTTGCAGGATGATCTATGCCATCAGGTGTGCACATGCAAATGAATGCATAATACAAAAGAACTAATCCTCGAAGAGAATTATCTTCTGCTGTAGCATACTTACCTGAAGGTTGAAATCCTGGTGCAATAAAAACATTTCCTTCCATACAAACAGTTGGAAATAAATTATCACTAAGTATACCTTCTGCTTTATTAAGAGCACTCTCATTATAGCCCAATTTCTTAAGTATTTGGGTCACTACACTATTAGTAATCAAACCTATTCCAACAGGCATACTAGTATCATATCCACCATAATCTCCTTCCATTATATAGGGTGAAAACTCTTTTAGTTTATGATACATTTCGTCAGCTTCTGACGAATGCATGTTTATACCTACTTTAGTGCAAAATGAATCTCTTTCGGAACACATTAAAGCATAAAATGGCATCAAAATAGATCTTTGAACAAGAGTTGAGTCATATGATGACATTGCAAATATTCTAGTTTTACCACTTTTGACTTTGTCATATGGTCTAGGTTCATCTTTCATTTGCGCGCCAACAATAGTATGTGCATTCTCATTTTTATAGTAAGACGCATAAGTCTCTAAGACTTGTTCTACGATTTCAAACTTAGGTTCAACAGAATCACTTTTAAAATCATAAGATATAGGTGTATTATATTTACTTTTCTTACCAGGTAGTAAGAATCCACCAGAAGTACTATTTTTCATAGCACGAATATGAATATTCTCAGGATATCCATTTTGAGCCACAGATAGTGGATAAGGTGTTAGGTGTATAATACCCTTTTGCCTCAATCTATCTATAAGATGAGTAGTCAAATGAAAAACAGTTTTCTCCATTATTTCTACATGCAGAGGCATCTTAACAACACCTACTTTTTTCATCCAAATATTACTTGGTGAAATGAAATTACCATTTATACGTTTAGATCTCATCATGGGTGGTAAATATTTTAATTCACCATTAGGCAAATATGGATTCTCACCTATAAGATCTTTAATATGTCCCAAAAGAGGACTTGGTATAATAGTGGTACGAGGTGTTACATTTTTGTAAGGAACAATAGATCCCGCTACATTCAATCCTCTAACATCTTCAAATAACAAAGGACTTTTAGTACTAATTTTTCCTATAGAGGTACCTGGTACTAAACGTAATGCACCTTCTGAGAATACAGGAGCTAACAAAGAATTCTCTCTTATGTTTTTGATAGCTTCTAATATCTGTTTTTTACTAACTCTCGTTGCATAAACAATGGTACTATCTGTTCCTGCAGTGTGCAAACCAGCAAATACAGTTTGTTTGTTGATAGTTAATACCAAGGGACAACCACATAATCCCTTATAATGTTCTTTCAAATCATATTTTAAGGGTCGTTTAACAACATAGTTTGTCAAATTATGCATGACAGTGATTGGTAATGTTTCATCCAACACATTTACTTCCACGTTGTTTATGTAACCTTTTAGAGATACCATAAATGAAGGTAAATCAGCTAATGTTCCTCTAATATCTTTAAACATACAACCAATGACTCTCACCACACATATATCGTCACCAAGAAATCTCATCATACATGGTTCCAAGTGGTGTACTGTAACATTGATTGCAACTTCTTTAGATTTAGACATAAGTAAAGTACCATTTGGTACAAAATTATGATAATTCATCAACATATAATCTCCATAAACACCAACTCCCATACTGGTTGCTGATTTATCTCCAAGTTTTACTTTGAAATATCTGATGTTTTTTGTAACAGCAGAAACTACCTCTTCAGGCTTGTTATAAGCTACTTCTTCAGTAATAATACGGGGAACAAAAGATTCTATATTATCATAATCTTTATCTACATAATTCTTTTTGCGTGGAGCTGGGAACTCACAACGCATAGTACTTTCTAAATGAGCTAATTTATCTTTATAATCAGCAGGTTTGAAATCGCCCGTCGATTGTATTAACTCACTTTCTGCTTCTACAGAATGTGTAAAAAATTTCCACACACGCAAAAACAAACGTATCAAAATAAGAAGAAACATAAACATCAACAAATCAGCTGACCATCGATACAACCAATTGTCTTTATGATTAATTCCAATATGTAATAGATATCTAGGTACATTAAGACACCAGCCGAATGCAGCCCATTTAGAATTAGGATTCAAATGCACATCTCTTATAGCCATAAAAGCATTGACTTCCAACCATAAAGTACTACATTTATCTAAACCATAATAAGTTATTTTCTTATACCAGGGGAAATCATTACAAAAACATCTCTCTGTAAATGCTATTCTACCCGCAAAGAATGTAGCGTAAAACAGGGGAAGACTTCCAATAAAATACATATGTGGTACAAATAAGAAAGTTCCAATAACAGTTGTAGCTAAACCACCTTTAAAATAATCCCAATTCAAAGCTTTAATATTCTCTCGATTACTTTCTTGATCACAATGGTGATCTAACAAACCACCAGGTTTAACACCATTAGTATGTCTTTCAAATTGTGGTCTAAGATAATCACCTATTAAAGGGGTTCTATATGAATCATTATCATAGGGTAATGGAGTACGGTGTGACAATGACAATCTATCTTCATCAGCTGGAATGCTATCTCTTTCTAAGGCTTCTTCTATACCTTCTTCAAGTATATCCTCTTCAGCTCTGACTCCTAATAATTCAAAAATACTTTCCGCTTTAATACGCGGTTGTAAATACTTTGAAATATCTTCTGAAACAGCTACTTTATACTTCTCTTGTTCTAGAGCATGTAATTTCATTCGTTCAAGAAAAAAGGTACTTAGCGAAAAAATATCAAAAATATGAGTTCCATTATCAGGATTAATATAATCTACTCTAATGGAAGTTTTAATTCCACTAGCCACCATAGAGTATATCTTAAAATCCCACAAATCCATTTTATCTACGATATTCACATCAATTTTAGATTTATCTAACTCTGTTGCGCCAGATTTCCTATATTCTTTCTTCACATCTACGTGAATGTACAGAAAACGTCTTCGAACTGCTGCTGGGTTATTTTGTATGACATCTAAATTTAAATCTGGATCATTAACATCCATCAAAACTAAATTTGCCATCACAAAAACTTTACCCTTACTTTCAATATCTGCCATTTCAACCTGATAAGGTTGAGAATCTAACACATTTAATAATTCATTTATTGTTTCATCACCACTTTTAGCAGCAATGTTTTTATGTAAAGAACCCAACTCTGAATAATGTATTATAGGTTGAGTAGCTGGCGAATAATTGGTCCAGTGGCGTGAATTAGATGGTTTATGATAAATAATATCTTTCGTAAATTCTAATTCATTATGTTTACAATATATTTTAGAAATATGATCTATCAACGAGGATTTTCCTACTGAAGGAGGTCCACTAATAATTACACCTAAAGGTGCCATACGCAAACAACCTGCCATTCTCGCAAAAACAGTTGTTCTAATTTCTATAAGTTGATTGATTCTACTATTAAACATACTTGGAGCTTTTTTTGATGATTTTAAGTTGCGCCCAACTTTTATTGCTTCATCAACATCTTTAAGATATTGTTTGGCACTTATCATGCCCGATTCTATAAGATGCGGAAAATTAACATCAGCTCCCAAATAAACATTTCTATATTTACTTGAAAGATCTGAAGCATGTTCCATCCATTTGGCAATAGGATCACTAGCACAAAATGCATTTACGATTCCTTTACCACTAGCTAAATCACCTATAACATGAACCATGTCTTCTATCAGAGATAATATATTAATAGAAAAATCTAATAGACTAACTGGTTCTGCAGGTCCTAAAGCTGAGATAAATGAAAGGGCCAAATCCTTGTTGAAAAATCGCAAACCTACCATATTTAATATGAAGGTTCTAAGAGATGCAACTACTTTACAATCTAAACCAATTTTGATATATTCGACTAACGAAAATTTAACATCGTAATCTGGTAAAGATTCAGAATAAGTTCGCCCTTCTGAAAATGATTTCAAAAAATCATTTACAATACCATGTACACTATCTAAATGTCTTTTTCCTGTTGACATTAAAAATGTATTAACTAGGTTAGTAAGTGATAAAATCAAATCTAAACCTGATTCAAATCTAACTATTCTATAAATAGAATAAAAAAAACCATACCAAAAATGCATATCAAATGTAATTTTGCGAGGCATAAATGATATTAATCTCTTAATCTCAGCTTCAAAAGCTTCAACTCCATTGTACATAACAATATTATCAAAATAAAGTTTTGCTTTTCTTTTTATGGTAGATGTCTGAGTATGTTCATTAAAAACTTTTCCATATTTTTCAATCACAGGTTTAACTGTATTATCTAAATTGCGATAAAGTTTCTTTTTCCATTCTGCAGTTTTGGGCATAAACTCAAAATTTTCTGGTATATCACTTTCGTCAACAGTTGATGCTGAACCAGAATAATTCAAAACTGAATCAATGGGACGTACACGAGGAGCATACATACTATCATCATCACTATTTGAAGGATAAAAGTCGTTTCCATCATCACTGCTGAAAACACCTCTACAATCAATCATTTGTCTCTTGTAATCTCGTAAAAATGATTCTTGTTCAGCAGACATATTATCAGATCCAGCAGAAGAAACTTCTCCTGAACGATCATGTCTTACATAAGTATGTCCCTCATGGACAAGTACTTTCTCAGCTTTCTTCTTTGAGCCATGAAGTTGGCCCTCTACACGAGGAGTGCAAGTATTGCTACTTTGATGTAATGTGGTCTTGTTTATACTGCGCACAGTGTCTCCTTTCGGAGCGGTTTGACTTTTTGTAGAGTTGTCAATCTCTTGTTTTTTGTAATTATCCATGATAATCGTGCTACTAACGGCGCAGCTGCCACAAGTTTTGAGAGATTATAGTTGTATTATTGCGAATATATCGCTACTGGGTATGGCCACTACAACAATGGCGCCCAATTCTTTTGAAGTATAAAGAATAAAACTACTCTTAGAAATGACAGGTAATTTTTTAGTCAAATCGTAAGATTAAATAAAGTCGTTGAAGACTCAAAATTAAAGTTTATAGTCGTTTAGGACATAAATAAGAGTATAAAACTCGCAAAACTTGATAAATGTTTTTGAAGATAACAAATAAAATCTTTGTGTGCGTTTTTGAAGATAACGTACAAAATCTTTGAACTTTTATAGAAAAGTTCTAAACAGTAGTAAATTT